GCACTGCTAAGCTAGGGTAACATCCTGAAAATCTTCAGATGACTAAAATAATTTAGATTTTGTTGAGAAGTGTTATTCTAACTTCTCTTGACACATACTTGATGCGTCGGTTATCGATTGAGGTCTCGATTAAGTTAGATCAAGCTTTGGAGCTGCTGTCTAAAATTATTCAGTTATTTGTCGTTAAATCGAATAAGAAAACGGTAACATAACGCAGTTACGAACGTTGAACACGCATTGGGAGCGGCCGGTGTCAATAAAAGGCCACGTTGGTTGTTCAATTATTTCGATTGAAGTAGTCAGCTAACACCTTATCTAGTTCAGCGGGGTTGGTAAGTCTAGATTGGTAAATCCTAGACGCTAAAACATACGCATCTTCTTCAACCATTGTCATTAATGCGGGGTATTTCTACAACATAGTTGAGATGAAGTCACCAGATCGAGATCCTAATGCCGGGTACTACCGCACAGACATGAGTTAACTTGTGAAAACAGGTATGTACTCGTAAACGTAACTCACTTCAATGCTCCCTATGGTGGTTGAAGGTTCAGCACCAGAAACGGCTATAGCGTACAGTTCGTCTAATTTATTTCCTAGGTAAGAATCCTCGTCAGCGGGGTATTTTTGCGGGTGAGGCACGTGGTTAAATCTGTAACCAGTTTTGAAGTTACCTTGTTAGTGGTAAGGTGCAGTATCCATTGCATTTGTTCCTAGTGGTTACCCTTTCCCTTCAGTGTAAGTCGAACTTAGAGTGGGCTATCCGTTTGTTATTGAGCCAATGGCGGATCGCGGGAAGTATGCAAATCTCACCAAACCTGAGTTGTTCAGATCAGATGATACTGATTTCAAGCTTACAGAGAATCCGGTAGTTTTATAGGAAGATATTTGGGATGCAACTTCTTAGAGGGGGCCGCTGTAAACACCAGGAAGTGTAGTAACTTCTTTCCAAGTTTAGAGTGTTCCTGAAGCCAAGTCACCGCTATTCACCAACAAAGCTGTTGCATCTAACATCCAAAAGTCACTCCATCGTTATTTGATGCCATCTACACCCGTTTAAGGATAAACACTCCTAGCTCGGGTTTTAGCAGGCAAATCCGGATTGAGGAATATCAAACATTCACCTCGTGCATTGGTCGTAAGATTAAGTGTCTAAGTGCTAGTGATTAATGCAGTTTTAATTGGATAATCCTATGGTTCTCTAAACGCGTAAGATTTGGGACAGATAAATGTTGCAATGAACTGATAATCTACAGCTAACATATCTTCAGCGCCCATCAAGTTTCGTGGCATGTTGTTACTGAATTCGTTGACTCCTGGTACAGAGTAGTATTTGTCCATCTGACCTGATCGCGTCGATTAGTCACCGTGCCATATTCCAGAATCAGCACCGGTGTCAACATATTTAGGCAATTCCTATGATAGATTTTTAACGATGTTATAAGCAACAGGACTAACATACTAAAGGGCTTAACCAATACGTTAAGGAGTTATGACTTGCTTGCCGTAACTAAATAGTTTAGCACCCACTCGTTTGGCTATCTCTTACCAATTATTTAAGAGCAATATCGCTCTAAAAGTTTGCAAGTCAGTAGGAAGATCACCAACATCAATGCCTTCATTTTCCAAAATTTCTAATAACCGTTTGAGATCGTCAGCACTACCAGTTCCACC